GTCGTCGCCTAAATCGTCTTTAAATTCTGCGTAAAGTCGTATCGGGTCAGCCATTAGAATCCTCTTACTCGGTTGCGGTCAATTGCATTTCTTTCACTTGTCAAAAGTATATCGCGGCCCGAAATTTTGCCTGTAACAACTACATTTTGCCCGCCCATCATGCTGCGCAATTTATCAAGCGGCGCGATTACTTCGGGGTTAGTTTTTGCACCCGGATATTCACCGACAAGTCCCATTGTTGGCCCGCTGACAATTCCGCCATCGGCAAACGCTGTCATTCCTCCTAAAAATCCCTCTAGCATTGAAAGACCGGCGACAATGAATGCAGGGGTAGCTAAACCCCCACTTACTAAATTCCCCGCGTTCGCTGGGCTTGTTGCGTTTGCGATAACGTTCATTTTCGCAAGGTTAATAAGCGCCATAATGCCATCGCGGGCTAAACTGCGAATGGCTTTTTTGCTAGATTCAGATTTTTGTTCCATTGCTTCCAACGGTGTTATCAAACCCGATTCTAATGCCAATTTTATTTCAGTTCCTTGATTTCTTAAGTTTGCAAACGTCGCGCCTAAAGAATCGCCCAAAGTGCTGGCGGTTGCCATAACCATTTGAGACTTTTCTTTTATTTCATCAAGCTTCTTTATTATAACATCGCCGGCAGCTGCAAAATTTTCTTCATCTCCAAAAATCTCCTCCTCCATATCGAAGTCCTCGATTTCACCTAATTCTAAATTGTCAATAAAACTTTTAATTTTTTTGTCAGGCTCCAAAACATCTTCAAGCGTTGTCCCAAGATTTTTTAATTCCTGCGACAATAAATACGCGGCGTTGTTTGCTTCGAACATTTCACGAGTTAAACCCGCGTCGCCGCCGTATAATTTAACTAATCGACTAACTTTACTAGAAGTTTCGTCAATAGCTTCGTCCAAAACTTCGTTATTTGTTGCGTCTGCCGCTGCCTGTTGTTCGCGCTGTATTTCTATATATCCCGCTAAGACGTCCTCCATCGCCGCAAGTTCTTCCTGTTGACGCATTAAGCTCTGTGTGTGCATCCGTCGTTCTATAGCGTCGCCCATTTGCGAGGTCTTGCGCAAGGCTTCCACGGCTGTGCGTTGTTTCTCTATGGCTTGCCGTTGCGCTTCAATTCTTGCCGCTGCTACTCTAGCGCCTTCGTCTTGGTCTAAACCGTCTAATTCTTCACGAAGTTTTTGAACCTCTTTTTCTGCATCTGTGGCACCGCTGTACAACAAGGCAACGGCTCCAACCACGCCCATTATTGCGGTTGCTGCTAATACAAAGGGATTCGCTAACATTGTCAAATTTAGGAGACCCATGGCAGTCTTAGCCAGGTTTATACCTTGAATAAGACCGGGCAAAATCATTAGAATCGGACCAATTCCACCAGCAACACCAGCAAGCACAAAAATTAAACCTTTCCCGCCGTCGCTCATTTCCGAAAAGCGTGTGGCCAAGCCCGCAACGGTGTTTGCCAACTTTAACATTGTAGGCGCTAACGCGGTACCGATTTCAATCTGTGCGCCTTCAATTGCCGACTGCATACGCTTCATTGCGCCTTCTGCTGTATCGTCCATAATGGCGGCCATACCTGCCGCCGCACCTTCCGCACCTTGCAATTCTGTGGTAAGCCCTGCCACGTCGCCCATGCCTTCCTTTAATACGAGAAAGGCAGACGAAGCTGTACGGCCCACCTCGTCTTTTGCGTCGGCCAAGTTTATAACTTCGTCGGCGCTTTTCTTCATCGCCTCGGAAAACGGCCGCCCTGTGCCGGCTACTTCTTGCAAGATACGGCGCAACGAGGTACCCGCTTGGCTTCCTTTTATGCCGTTGTTAGCAAGCTGCCCAAGCATGGCCGTCGCTTCCTCTAAAGAAACGCCTGCCGCCTTAGCAACTGGCGCAACGTACTTCATTGAATCCTGAAAGCTGTTAATGTCAAGCGCGGAACTGCTAAAGCTCGCGGCCATTACATCCGTAACGCGTTCAGTCTCTGAAGCATTTAAACCAAATGCGCGAAGTGTTGCCCCTGCTACCTCGGCGCTTTGTGCAAGGTCTGAGCCGGTCGCCTGCGCAAGGTTTAGCGTGGCCGCAGTCACCTCAGTAATTTCGTCAGCAGAAAAACCTAGCTTTGCATACTCCAATTGCAAGGCGCTAACCTCTGACGCAGTAAAACGCGTGGTCCTTCCTAGCTCTTTAGCGTTGTCCTGTAATTTTTTAAATTGGTCACCTGTAGCACCTGAAACGGCTTTTACCTTTGCCATCGATTGTTCAAAATCGGCGGCTACCTTAAACGAAGTGGCACCAATGGCAACAAGCGGCGCGGTTATGCCCATAGACATATTCCGCCCCATAGCGGCGATGTTCTTCGTGTCTTTGCGAATTTGACCTTTTAACGCTCCCAATTTTGCGTTAAAGCCTTTTGTATTCGCTCCAATTCTTACAACTAAATCACCAAGCTTTGCCATGTCTTTATTTTGCTAGTGTCCGCAAGATACTAATTCCATCGGCGGCCTTTTCCTTCTTCTCCCATGGAAACGTTGCAAGGTCTTTTGGTGTCAGCCTTTTTTTCACGTGTGGGTTTATTGTAATTGTAGCAAGCCACCGCGTGCGCTCCCATTCCGCTTTTTCGCGTTCTTCGATTTGTTTGTAGTGTCCGGCCATTGCATTGCCGAATTCTTTAAACGTCATGTTATAAAGCGAAAAGGGGTTAAGACGTAATTGCCCTAACCCCATTTCCTCGATTTCGTCCCAGCTTAACGGCTTGCCTTGGCTCTTGTTTTTTTTTGTGTGCCTCCCATGATTTTCGCCACGGTTTCGCTTAAGGTTCCAAGGTCGCTAATTTCAATCATTCCAAAGAAATCATCAACCTCCATTTCAAATGCCATGCCTTGGCTTTTGCAACCTTCTTGCACAAAGTAATAAACAAGTTCAGGAATTAGGGTTACGTCGTTGCTGTCAACTTCTGCAACCTTCTTGCCTGTAGCTTCTTCAAATTTTCGCCATGCTCGCATTGTAGCGCGCACAGGAAAAGTTTTACCGTCTAGTTTTATCTCTACCATACGGCAAAGATATTACGCAATCACCTCCCGTACAACTGTACCGGTTACTTCGATGGTCATTGAAAAACCTACGTTATCCTCAACGCCTGCGGTTTGCTCAAGGCTAGAAATAAAGCCTTCAACATCAAATTGCTCATCGCCTGTGTTAGCTGTTGCGCCTGAGCCTGTATTTGTAAAAACTACAAAGAGCTTTTCGCCTGCTAGTTGGTGGTCAACAAGTTGATTGTAACCGTTCGTTGCATCTTCAGCAAACAAACCAGAAACGCTCATACTAGCCGATTTCAAACCCGGCAAAATCTCTTTGAATCCTGCGCTTGTCTTTGTAGTGATGTCGCGCATGTCCGTGGTTAACGAAATGCTGCATTCTGTTACGTGGTCGATTACTACCTCGCTGTCGTCCGTAGTGCCTAAAAAAACACGGATGGAACTACTGTTTATGATGCCTGTTGTTTGGGCCATTACTCTTTAATTTTTTTGGTTTCTTTTTTTTCGGGCTTGTCTAAGTACCCGCCTTTTTTCAGCTTGGCGGCAAACTTATTTGAAACGTCCACAACTTTTCCGGCTGGCCATTTCCATCCGTTTTTGTTATATGGTTTTTGTATCGTTACCTTCATGGCTGCAATTTACTACAAAATCATTCGTCCGTTTCCGGTTCAGGGAACCAACCGTGTTCAATCATATATGCTTGGTCTCTTACGGTCGTAGTGCTGGGAACGATTGCCCCAAACGGGAACGATTGCGCGTTAAGGACGTAGCTCGAAAGCTGTCGGATTTCTACCTCGCTCAATTCGAGCATAAGCGTAATGAGCTTCTCAAGCGTCGCCAATGGGCTGACGGGGATGTTGTATTCCGTGTCTACCTGCAAAGCGAATTGAATGCCGTCAGCTCCCAAAAATAGAAATTTTATGAAAATTCTTAAAAATGTAAGATCTGAAGTTTCAGTCATAAATACACCCACATG